GAAAGCGCATAACAAACATAACTGCACCATCAACTACAACATGTTTAAACCTATCAGGTATAATCATTGTATCTGTGTGTGCAGTTAAGTCTGCAGGAAAGGTAAAGTAAACATACTCTACTTCATATGCTGCGTCAGTAAGGGGAGTAACACCAAACTTTTCTTCTAGTGTTTGATATACGTATAGAGGTTTACTAACACCGTTTGTTTGATCGCCTTGATCATCTTGAGTACGATAGTTATGTAAATAGTCATTATATGTTATTGTTCTAAGTGGTCTAGGTGTATTATCTAATCCACTAGTCTTTTTCAAAAAGAACGAATCCCAATCAACAGTACCCATGTCTATAGGAAAGTCATAAGTTCTTTGGGCTGCTGTTAATGTTTGAGTATTAGTTGTTTTTAAAAAAGGATATTCTTGACCATCCTGTATTATTAATCTTATACTATTGTTAATAGCATCTTTAACTAAACCCTGCACATTACGTACAGTAGTAAAGCCATCACCTGCAGTATCCAAAGTGACTTCATTCAATCTTCGTAGTGTATCGTTTACAAGTGTAATGTAAGTAGTTGCCATTTAAATAACCTTTAGATAAGCTGAGAGGGGCAAGTTTCCCTGCCCCCCAGTTTAGTTTATTTATGCGCTGTCACGACTTACTTCGTCAGCCGTCATTTCGCCTAATGCACTAACGTCCATCATTACGGCATATACACGTAGTGTACCTGCTGTAAATGATGCACCGCCACCTGCAAGGGTTACGTCAAGTGTATCTGCAGAAGTGATAACAACATCACCTGCCACAGTCGCTGAAGGGGCATAAGCTCCGTCAGCAGCACCATCAATATCAAATGCAGCGACATACTCATTGTCATCTACAGCCGTACCTAAAATTGCGGTAGCGTCTGTGCCAGTATTTTGAGTAGCAGAAGCTGTTACTTGAAGACCTGCAGCAATAATTTTAGTATTAGCAGGTACAGTAATAGCCTGTACTACATCCCCATTTGGGTTAATACTATTTGCAGTTAGATCAATGGTTTGCTCAACCATGTAAGGTTGACGCCCACGTGAAGAACTCCCNTGTGCAGGAGCTAGAGTTGCAGTAATAGTAGCCATTTTCTATTCTCCTTATCGCAAGTTGTATATCGCATTAACCAACGCTTCAGGGCGTAAGATTTTGCGACCATATAGATGCATACCACGAACAATGTCAGCAAAGCTGTCCTGATCACGATATGTTTCTGTTTTATTGATTTGCTCCGCAGTTGCAACTGCTGAACTGTGACCGCCTACGATAATACCGTAGTTAGTCGCATTTGAAGCAGCTTCAGTTGCAGGACCATTACCAATAGTCGGTAGGTTGTTAGATACATGTACCTGAAAACCGTGTAGGTTATTAACTACAAGACCGTTTCGTATTCCACCTGACTCACCAAAATCTGCGTTCTGAAGACGTGAATCTTCATCTCGTAGAATTTCCATGAATACTGGGTCTACAACAAGCCATCTACCTTGTGAGTCAACATTTTGTTGATCCAACTTACGAGCCATACGAGCAATAAGTTGTAGTGGGTTTGCTTCACCTGCAGTTGAAGGTGTAGCAGTTGCACCACCTGTTCTAGGTAGAAGAGCAATTGACTGAGATGCTGTACCTGCATTAAAGTCAGAACCGTCTAACTTCATTGAGGCAAGTAACTCGTCAGAACCTGCAGTTGATACAGCAACACTACCGTTAGTAGTTGTATTGGCAGTATTAGCATTACCATGTATTGCAGATTGTTTGTAGCCAGATAAGTAACCAAGTACATCTTGGTCAAACTGGTCTGATAGTCTATATGCAGCACGATCACTTGCAAGACTGCCGAAATTTACGTGGCTATGGGCCTCCTCAATATCGTCAACCTTAAAAGCAAAGTAGTTGGCTTTATCAATAGTCAATGAAAAATCTTCATCGTCTAAATCTTGTGGTGTGATGGTCGTACCACGTGCATATGATTTCACGGTGATTTCAGGTTCTTTAATAATTTTTACTGAATCACCCATTTGGGCTATCTCTCCAAAATAATCAGAGTTGGTGATAGCTTCAACAACAGATGCCTTGCGGAAAGCAAGTTGCACCTGTTTGGAATAGATCACTGGGCTAAAATTGCCGTTAGGTAAATTGCCGTGACCTGCTGCTGATGAAAACGCCATTATGGTTTCTCCTTATATTAGCAGTAACAGATGCGAAACACACAGATACTATATTGGAGGCTAGACATCGTAGGGTGCATATTTACAACACTTGGCCTTTATGTTGTATTTATGGGCCATAATTTACTAGGTAAGTCCGTAAGCCACTGTTGTTTGCTTGGGGATATAGATAACGCAGGTATCCATAGTGGGGCTGCGTTAAACTATCATATATATAGTTATATCATAAATAACTATAATGTCAATACTTTTTATCTAGCTGACCCAGATAAATCGTATATAAAGTTGCCTGTACGAATAGCTTCCATAATCTCATCGGAATTTTTTTCGTATTGTACAGCAGACATTTTTTGTACATCAGATTCTCTAATCGCATTTCCCATTGGATCAGACTGAGGTTTACTGCGTTCATTCCGTGTACCCACAGAACGTGCAGCATCTTTTGATGAAGCAGACTTTTTAGGTTTAATATTCTTATCTGCTTTATACAAATCAATTGCTCGTGCAGCAGACCTTGCATCTTCATCATTTTCATAAAGAGCTTCTTGTACCCACTTGGGTTGTTCTTCTGCCCAGTTATGGAAATCGTCACTGTCACGAATCTCACCAAAATCAGGATGTAGTTTTAATAATTCAACTTCAGCTTTCTCTCGTGTAGCTGTGGCTTTCATTTCATCTATTTCTTTTACACGTGCCTCTAGTCCTTCTGACTGTTCACGTGCTTTTTTAATTGCAATAGTTTCTACGATACCTGCTACATCGGGATATTGTTTTGCCCAAGCTTCTATGTCTTCATCTGATTTTGGTAACTTAATCTCGCTTTTAGTAGAGTCAGTTAGTTGTTGTTGTAGTGTGTTGATACGATCTTCGTACTCTTTTTCTTTTGACTGTTGGTGTCTACGTAGATCACCATATCGTTTCTTAAAGCTACGTTCCTCTGCATTTGTAGGTTCTTCTTCTTTAGGTTTTTCAACCTGTTCCTCTTCATTTTTTTGTTCTGCGAGTAACTGTTCTAACTCTTCTTCTTCTTTTTTTCTTTTTTCTTCATTAGTATACTTGCGGTTTGCAAATGCTACTTTCTTAGGTGACTGCATTTCTTCAGCCATAATTTCTTGTTCTGACATTATCTGTCCTTTCACTAGGGCCACCGTAGCCATGTTGGATGGGGGATGGGTAGCTAGTCATATGGTAATATAAATTACCTTAGTCAAATAAACTTTCAGAAAATGAATCTTCTTCACTTACATCTGAATATTTATCTGGTAAATCTGCAGCAGGGGTAGTATTATTTGCTGTTGCATTTGCTATTATCTCTGCATGAGATGGTCCGTTATCATCATCATCGTCTTTTTCTATTGGGTTACCAAAAAAATCTACACCATCAGCTTCATTTACGCTGTCAAATATTTTTTCTCCATCGCTATTAAACATTTTTTCTGCTTGTGCTATGTCATACACAGATAATCCATTTGTAGAAGCACCTCCTTCAATACCACCTGCAGCCATAAAGTCTGACATTTTATTTAATCTATTATTCATTATTTCGTGATGTTCTGCTACATTTGCATTACCTGAAGTTACTGCAGCATTATAAGAATTTTGTGATGCCTCACTCAAGAAATTTTGTGCGCCTGAAACTGTGGAAAATGGAGATTGTGCAGGGTCATAATTAGGTCTTTCATATTCACCTGAAAACATATCTGAAAATGCACCTTTTACTCTTTCAAAAAATCCATCTTCTAATTTTGGTATTTCAATATTATTTTCTTCCATTAATTTTTTTAATTGATTTCCTTGATAAGCTGCACCTAATCTACCAACTCCTACTGCAGGAATAAAACCTGTACCTAAAGTTAAAAGAGATTTAAATTTTTCATTTGCTATATACGCATCTATAACAGCTTGTTTACCACCTTCTTTATTTATATTATCTTTTAATGTATTTAGTTGAGTTTTACCACCTTGATTTTTTACCATGTCTTCTAAACGTTTTTTAGTGCCACTTTTATCGTCACGAACTTGTGTAGTTGCTACAGACGTACTTTCTAAATCAGTTGTGGTTGTTTCATCTTCTGTATAAGTTTCTTTTAATACAAACCCTTCAGGTATTTCATTTACAGGATTACCGTTATAAAAATTAATTATCCTTGTTTCACCAGTTTCAGGATTAAAGTATTCTTTTTGTGTATATACACTATCTACTGTAGGTACAAAGTCATCTGTAGTTCCTGTTGTACCTGTATTGGCTGTAGTCGTAGACGTAGTTCCTGTTGTGCCTGTCGTAGTTTTTGGTGCAAGGCTACCATCATCAAATGGTGTTGTATTGTTTGTCATAAACTTAGGCATATATCCACCTGCAGGTGACTGTGCAGGGGGTGGTGGAGCTACTGAACTAGGTGGTACAAATGACGCATTAGTTTGTGGTTGGTTTTGAAACACAGATTGTTGATAGCCGCCTATACCTGTAGAGGGCATAAATGTACCTTGGTTTGCGTGTACAACACCGCCTTGTGCCATTTCTTTTGGTTCGTCATCTTCTTGCTCACCTGAAAGAATAATAAGGTCAGCCATGTTAAATGGCATGTCATCTGGTATAGTGGCTTCTTCACTATTACCCATCTGCCCCATAGCTTCCATTTTCTTTAAACCCATCTTAGCGTCTTGTCTTATACGCATTAGATTTTCTAATCCAACATAACGAACAACGTCAGCAGGAAAAACAAACTCACCCTCACTTAACATGGCAGGTATATCGTCACGTACTTCTTTTTTGGTAGAGCCAATAGGTACATCATTACCAGACTCAGGATCTACAGAACCACCTTCATCTTTTAAACCACCCTCATTGAATAGTTCCATCTGTTCTTCATACATTTTTTAATACCTCATCCCTTAGTAGTTTAAGTCTACGTAGTTGATATACTGCACCTTGTGCTCTATGCATTGCAATAGCATTGTCTGATTGTTCCATTAGTCTATGTTGTTGATCTATTAAAGTATCTATATACTTTTCAAAGTTATCCCATTGGAGGTGGTTGCTGACCAACCCCTTGAGCTTGTTGAGGTGCTCCCTGTCCTGCATTTCCACTAAATCCTTGTTCCTGTGGTAGTGGGGCTTGACCTACGCCTATGTTTCCACCACCTGCTCCTGACGTGTCCATTGGGTTTGCACCTGCAGGAGCACCTTGTTCTGCTTGTTTTTCTTGCTGAAATTGTTTCATAAGTTCAGCCTGTATAGCAGCGTCATTCATATTGTTGGTAACTTTCTCAGGGTCAAGATCAAGAGACTTTGCAATCTCACGAATAATATATTGAAACTTAGCAAAGGGTGCAAGTGCAGGATTAGATGATACTTGCAAGAATTGCATAAGCCTTTGGCTACGTACTTCGTTAGCCATAAGAGATTCTGTTCCACGTGCCTTAACTTCTAGATCACCTTTTATTTCAGGATCAAAGTCAAACTGCATGTTAAATCTAAACAGCCCCTCTCCTAATGGGCGTAATAAATAATCGTCTACATTTTTAATAACATTTTTAATTGTGCCACTAGCTGCACCCATTAACATACTAATACCACTGGCTGTTCTTCCTACACCTTGCACACCTGTTTGTCCATGTGCAAA